TTTCTGGCAGATAAACAATGCACATTCTCTAGCCATCATCTTTCCACCAGTGAAATAAAGACAATTATTAAACAATTCCTTTGCATTATCTGATGGCTTCTTATTCATCCCTTAGCTTTTGTTTAATAGTGCTAATTGTCTTCACTACGCTCATGTAAGGAATGCCAGTCTTTCTTGAAATTTCCTTCTGATTGAATTTGAGATCAGTCCAGGTATTTAATAATTCATTTTCATACCATGTAAGTCCAGCTCTCTTTTCTTCCAGGTGGTCATATAAAGCCTCGATATGATTTCGTTCATCTTCAGTAGTAACGTGTGACGTATATATGTCTGGCCGATCTGTAAATAATTCTTCGTGCTGATGTCTGAAGTTTTTAAAAAATGGCTGATTGATACCAGTGCTATAAATCATATTTAACATACACCGAACTAGCCAAAACTTCAATGCTTTATTTTCGTGTAAATGCCAGAACTTCTCATCGCTGATTGAGCATAAAGAGACAAACATCTCTTGCTTTAGTTCCTCTCGAAGATGCGCTGGTTGCATCTTTCGAAGTGCCTGGCTTATCTCCTTTGAAATGTAGAGTTCAGAAATGATTTGATTTCTGGTCATTTATCCTTTTTAGATTCGATGTGGATTAAATAAACCATATAGGCTATGAACCCAAGTTCTGCAATCCCTACGCAGATACCTTCTAAGATTAGCTTATCCATTGAATTTACTTAGTTCACGATTTAGATACCATATTGCTTTCTCTAAGTCTTGTTTCTTATTGCCCTTTAAATCAGCTCTTAAAATATATTTAATCGCATTACCTAAATTAAAGTTCAAATAAAAATCATCGATAATATCAATAACTTCCATTTTACTTCCTTGATAGTGGCTTGGATGATTGACTAAATCTTGTTTAGGAAGATTTTCGCATTCTTGTTCTGGTAGGTTAGATTTGTATGCCATAATATTTTGTTTGGTTGATACAAAGTTTAAAAAATCTTTTTCACTATTCAAAATCTATTCCATAGTTTTTCAATAATATCTTCATCTGTACTGTTAATCCTTCCCTTCTAACATCATCAATCCTAGATAGTTTGACACCTAGCTTGTAGAAATTTAGCATAGCATCCGTAGCATCTGTGAACTGCTCAGTCACTCTCATACCTTCCTCGCTATAATTGCCACGAGGTAATAGTATTTCTATAACCTTATTTAGCTCTGTTAATTGCTGATTTGTTATAGACTTAACCCTTTGTTTATTCACTGGGTTTCCTATCCACTCATCCTCAATAATATGTATTAACGCTTGGCACATTGTAAAATAAGTAAGTGCCTTGTCTTTGTCTTCTTGGCTTAGGCTCATAATTTTTTCTCTAGTAAAAGTTTCTCGATTTCATTCCATGCTTTATAAGATTCCATTCTGTCGCTATAATTATAAAGCTCATCCTTTACAATTTGACAAACTAATAAAGCTATTTTATAATCTTCTAAATTTGTTTTTCCCACATGTATATCCCAAATTTTGCCCTCTAATTTATGAAGTTCTCCAAATGCATATCTATCCATTTTGTTTCCCAAATTTTAAAACTTCTTGTTTAACTTCTTCCCAATATGTATATGCACCTAAGGGCATTAATGGTTTTAAAGGAGCAGATTTTTTTATCTCATCAACTGCAATTAAAGCACAATTAAATGATACAAAATTTCTAGCAGCATTATGTTTAATTTCATCAATTAACGCACTGTTAAATTTATTAAACAACTGTTCAGCTTTTTCTTTAGGTGTCATTTGTATTGTTCGTTTAGATAATTCTTAATTTCTCTCACTCGTAAAAATGCTAATCTTCTTAGCGGGTCTATCCCAAATAAAATGCGTTCCTTTTGCGTTCTAAGGCATTCATTCAAGTCATTGATATGATGGCCAGGCTTGAGTATAAATCGTGCAGTAGGCTCAAGCAATTGCTTGTTAATCCATTCGATAGCTTGCAATCTTGTAGGCTTTATATTTTTAGTGGGCATTTTATTGGTTGCCATAATTTTTCTGATAATAAGTTTCAGCCGATTCATTGCAATTCAATTCAAATACTTCACCAGTGCATCCAGATTCATAAGCCTTTTTTATCTGAACTTTCTCCATATTCATAAACCATGGTTTCATTTCGGCTATATCCGATATACGATTCTCATCTAATAGCTCGTATATTGCTTCTACTGCTGTTTGTTTATTTCCCATTGTTTTGTTGTATAATAAGGCAATTACCTTAATATTTTTTAAAAAAATCAGGACATAGCCTTAATATGAAATTCAATTCTAGGATCTAATTTATCAATGTGCTTTCGCATTACCAAGACAGAACAAAGCCGATCGTTTTCTATAATCTGGTTTTTCTGCAAACAATCCAGAATGACTTTTGCTGCGTTATCCAAGTCAGACCGATTAGACTGGAAGTAAACATCAATCCAGATCTCAAATGGCTCTGCAATCATATAACCTTTATGCTTTCTGATTTGCCATTCAAAACTGACTTCGTATTCCTTCAGCTGAATAGATTTATAAAGTCTATTATTTGCAATACGATAGCCATTCGATTTGCTTGGTACTTGTCCCAGTATTGTTATCATATTACTTATCATATGGAATATACATCCAAGACTCTACTTGGTTAGTTATGTTATTACTTTGCCATATATCAGCCCATATATTTTTTTTATAATAACACATTTTAATAAATCCATTATCCATTCTACAAATATATGCACCTTCTAAAGGAGGGTTTTCTGTGTGCCAAATTTTCATATTTTCTACTCTTAGTGTTATCATATTTTTATTGTTGAACTATATTAAAATTGTAACCAAAATAAGGCAATGTCTGATTATCTCCATAACCAATAGTCTCTAATAAATCCTCTAATTCTGAATCTGACAAATTACCACATTGTAATGCGTAATCTAAGACAAGAGCAAGAGCTTGTGTCCTTGTTAAATCAATTGTTGATTTCCATCCCATTATTTTGCTCGTTTAACCTGGTCTTTCTTCTTAATATATCTTCTCATAACTAACCATCCATTTATATTTTCTCGAATTGTACTTCGTTGTCCACAAAAGCATTTTAAATTTATTGCTTCTTGTCCTTGCTCGTACATAATGTCTTGCAGTTGTATTGGATTATAATGATGACTGCATTCTGGACAATTAGTTTTATGATCAGTTATTCTATTTCGTGTCTTCTTCATTGTCGATTGGTTTAATTTTTCCATCTTGATCTATTCGAGCTTCAAAGTCTGCCAGTTGATTAGCTAATATCATGTAAGAATGTCTTTGGCATTGGATTTTACGTTCTTCTATGTCTTCAATCCCAGCATATTTTCTCCAAAGTTCTAACATTTCTTCTTTTGTTATTGTCTGAATCTGATATTTAACTAGCATTTTATATAGCTCATGCAAACCTCCAGCAATCCAGGTAAATTCTTTTTTAGCTTCTTTGCTTTCTTTTATCTTGTCTGCATAAAAATTAATGGTATCAATTGCCATCTTCTTAATTTGATCATCAGTAGGAGGAGGCGATAAGATCTCTGGCTCTTTTCTTACCGTTTTGGTTTCATTCCTGGACATATCAATATAAGCTTTCATGATTCTACCAAAATATTCGCAAGAGAAATTCTCGTAGCATTTAACATCTATCTCAAACTTTCCAGCCACTGCCCATTCAAAAGCCAGTTTGATTTCTTCTGGTGTTTGGTTTCCAAAGTTTGAACGGATGAAATTCAACAAAACAAACTTCTCTTCTTCACTTGGCATATTATTACCTCTGAGGCCGACTAATAACATCGAATAACGTAAGACTTGCTTAATGTCCTCTTCGTGTCTTAAACGTAAACTTTGAGTGCTCTGTGCTTGCAGAATTAAATTAGCCTCTGCATTACCACTTTTTAAGGGCAGCCATTCTTGCTTCGCTAGTTCCGAGTTTCGGTTCGTTGTTTGAATTTCCATTGAATTGTTTTTTAGGTTCAAATATTCCTTGATAATTATTTGCTATTGAATTATTAATAGCTTCTTGTAATTCCTGGTCTGTCTTGTTTTCCCACAATTTATATAATTGCTTTTTCCCAGTTGGTGTATATTTAGATTTTTTTTCTTTTTTATAATTAAACCACTGATTAAATAACTCATCCCTAAAAGACAAAAATTCTTCTTGTTCTTTTTCTTCTTCTTCTTCTTTTTCTTTTTCTTCTTCTTCTTGTGGATCAGTATCCATACTGTATAGATACTGTATCAATACTCTATTTTTTACTTGTTTTAATTCCTTTTCTACACATGATAAAACCTTTGGAGAGCTTGAATCGTTGAATTTTACCCAATTCAATAAAGCAATCTCATTTGTTTCCTTGCTCCATCTGATTTTGTTTGCTTCCTGGAAGAAGTCTAGTAGCTTCTGGATAGTCTCGGTATTGTATCCAGTATCAAAACTCATCTTTCGAATTGATGTTTCATAGATTCCGCACTGCGTTGTCTTGTCATTTGTCATCAAATAAAGGTAGAAATACTTTTGCTCTGGTGTCAATTCTCCTACGAATGTGTCGTTCCAGAATGTGACTGATATTTTTCTAAATGCTGCCATAGTTGTCTTTAAAATAACATATGCCTGAACTTGTTCTTAATTCTGCCATGTCGATAGCTCCATCAATGTAGGCTAATTCAATTATTCTAGCTTCCTTTTCTCTGGCCATTACTGCGACTTGTTCTAAATTGTATTCATTTAGATTTTCAAGTAACCAATCTACTGCTGTTTGTTTTTTTTCCATTTTAATAAAATAAAAAAGCCAGCTACGTGAGAGAGTAGACTGGCTTAGTTTTGGTTTTAACCCAAGTAATCACCGAAAAGCTCTCACCCATTTCGCTGACTATGATATAAATATAATACTAAACTTCTAAAATTGAAAACCTTTTAGAAAAATATCCAGCATATTCTGGAAAATCTTTCTCGAAAAGTCTAGCATATCCAGAAGCATAAGAATTGTTTATCTTAAATTCTCCAACCTTTTCAATCATTGAATTATATCTAATCACTTCGCAGATCAATTTTGCTGATAATCGCTTGTATTTTCGTGCGATTAACTGGTGCGCATACTTTTTAAACTCTTCGTAAATCGCTGGCCTTTCTTCGTGATAACTTTTGAACGACTGAATCATTAGATTTAAATTTAGATGTATAGTAAAGTTTTCTGTAATCTTCCTGGAGTTGCCTAGATATATGCTCCATCCACTCGTTAAATGTTAGCTTTCTCATTCTCTTGCATGATTAGTTTTAACTCCTCCATTACTTCTGGATATTTTACTTTTCCATAGACTGTCTGCTGGACTAATCCGCTAGACCATTGTCTTGCGCTGAAAGGTAATATCCCTTTTTTATTTAGGCGATTTGCCACTTCTTGATATGCTACCATTTTCTTAATTTTCATCATTTTCTATTTCTTTAAAATATGGCCTTGAGCCAATTACTTTGAATCCTTCCATTAATTTATATTCACAATATCTTTGATATTCCTCTTTAGTTTCGAATCTCTCAATTAAAGTGAAATAAGAATTACCTGGACTTTTTAAATCAAGTTTCAAAACTTGTGGATAAACTTCAATCTCTTTTGACTTTTCACCTACATAAACTAAACCATCTAATAATCGTTCATTCATCCAGATATCAAAATCATTTTCAGTTTCAAAGCTCTTCCAGTAAGACACTGTCCAGTCTTGTGCGTTTTTAAATACAAAACACTTTTCTTCTTTATACATTAGAATGTAGGTTCTTCGTTATCAAATGAATTGTTCGGTTTTTCCGAATGATTGGATTTAGGTGCAGATCCTTTAGATTCCCAGGTATCTAGTTCAATATAAGCCTTTCCATTTTGAGACTTGTTGATCTTTAAATTTACCCATCCATTCTTATCGTGGGCCTTGATGAATGCGATTGCATCCTCAGACTTGATCGAGATATTCCCGATCACAAAGTCTGGTGCGTTGTCGTTTCTTTTGAAGATGAAACCGTTTGCGAAAATTTTGTCATTTGCCATGTTATTGGATTGTTTTGGTGAAAGTTAATTTTTTAGTGTTAAATAGTTCCATTACTTCTTTATTAGATGTAATAATTGATTCTTTTTGCTTGTATAAATCACGAAGCTCTTCGATAGTCTTGCAAGCATCGATTCCTTCCTTCCAAGATATTAGATTCATTGATGGCTTTCTTTCTTCTTGGCCATGTGTATTAGTTGCATCTGCATCTTTGGTATCATCAAGAGCAAACAAACCATTAAGGGCATACTTACGAGCATAACTAGATGCAGCTCCAGTAACCTGGCTACCATCCATTCCTTTCTTACTCTCTTCTTCTCTAGCATATCCAGTCGCTGAATACGTTTCCTTGCCATCTGTAAGAGTTGCGATAGCTTGAATGTAATATCTATCTCCTACTAACATTATCGTGTCAGAAACGACAATTGAAAAACCTTTAGAATTTACAATCGGTTTGACAGATTCGAGTATGTCTTCCGCTGATCTGTACTTATACTTTCCAAATGAATTGAATTGGCCTTTCGGTGCTTTTACTTCTGCCTGGATCTGTGCCAGTGCGTTTGGTTGATTTGCCATTTTTTCTAGGTTAAGGTGATGTTTACTTTTTGATCGTTATAATTAAAATTGAATCTGATAAATCCATGCTCTCCAAGTTTTCCTTCTGAAAACCTAATTAGCTTTTTAGCTAAGTCTTTGTCGAACAATCCCATTAAATCTATCTGCTTGACATTAGGCCAGAAAGTAATATTGTAAAAGGATTTTGAACTGATTCCGTTGATTGTAAGGAGTAATTCCAAGTGTTTGATTTGATCTTCCATTAGATGTGCTGAATTAGGTAGATGATATAATAAATAATGAATCCGAATGTGGAGATCATAATAGCTCCAGCGATGTCGTTTTTGTCAAGGTTTTTAAGATGCTCTCTCATTTGTTTAGATGTTTATCTCAGCTTCGTTGCTTTCGATATGCCAAAGGTAATACCTTATTTGATATAAAAAAACTTTTTAAAACTTTTTTTTAATGGGATATAAAAAAGCCACCAGACAGAATCCGATGGCTTTCAGTTAAAACATCTAAACCTTAATTATGAAAACAAATCTTTACAAATCTAAACTATTTTTCCGTTTTTAATCATTATGTTCTGGACTTTTGTTTTGCCTTCTTCAATTTCTGCATAGGCAAAACCGTGATTGTGCTGAGCAAATGGATAATATTTAGGTGATAATTGAGTCAAACATCCAGTTGAATAGCTATGAATAAATTCTTTAAAGCCATTCTTCTTTGTTGTGTTGGTAGTTCTATGAACGTGGCCAATCAATGTATTGCAGAAAGTTTTATTGAAGGTTGTCTGCGAAGGATTCATCCCTCCAGCCATAAGCTCGTGGCCATGACATACCAGTAGATCTCCCATTTCCATGCCTTGCCAGTCTTCCACCCACTCAATTTTCAAGTGATCCATACGGAAGAACTTATCGAACTGCAATTCGTGGAGGCCAGCGAACTCCTCAGCCTGGCTAAACAAATATCTCTGGAAGCGATTCTCATGATTTCCAGCCTTAAAATAGATTGGGATCGTAGGGAATATATCTCTTAACTTCTGAAGGAAGTTTCTGCACATCTCAATTTCTCTAGGAAAATCCCTCAAATCCTTTTCTTTCTCATGTCTTGATATCGAATAAAAATCGAATGTATCTCCGTTTAGATAAAGACAATCGATGCCTTTTTCTTTTAAGAATTTAAGCGCACACGTTAATGCTTCTAAGGAATGAAAAGGAACGTGGATGTCCGATAGTATTCCAATCTTTTTTAAATGCTCTGGAAGCCTTGCACTGGTGTATTCTTTGCCGATGCTTGCTTCGATTCCAAAGTTATCTAATTCATTAAGATCAAAAGATTCAATTTTGGCAGATGGCCTTGTTTGTTTCCAGAATTCAGATCGCTTTATCACAGAGATATTCATTCTAGTAAGTGCCTTATGTAATTGAACTACATCTTTATAACCATAATTTTCCCAGTTCTCACGTTCGAAATCGGCTCTAGTCATATTCGTAGAGTAAAAATGATTTCTTATCGCTTCTTCTCTAGCGTTTTCCTTGCTCATATTCTTCCATTAATTGATCTACCAAAAATTCGATATTATTTAATAGCTTCATTCGAAGCACAAAGCCAGCATCATCCACTTGCTCGATTGATTCCATTACATCAAGCATTGTCTGAAGAAGCTGGCTAGTCTTATTTGGTTTTTCTTCCAAAGGTTCAATGTCTATTTTATACACGAAGTCCAAATTTAAGATACAAGAAAGCTATTAGCATAATGGCCTCCGCAAATAGAAGCATGACTACCCAAGTAGGAACTCGATATTTAATTACTTCTTTGTCTCTGTACTCAATCCATTTCACCTGGGAGTTTCGATAGTTATTCTGCATCTCATTTCGCATTGAATCAATATCGATTGTGGCCTTGATCTGGCCCTTGTCTGATTTGATAGTCACAGATCCATTTGGAAGGATTAACCTGGAATAAAATGTAGATAGAATCCCAGATGAATCGCAAGGGAACGGAATGATTAAAGTATCATGAACTGCTCTGAATTTTTCTA